CTTACACCGCACAGGTAGTAAGCAAAAAGAATTGTGGGGGCTTGTTGGAGGCGGCAACGAAGAAGGTGAAACTCCGTGGGAAGGCCTAAAGCGTGAAATTTCTGAGGAAATTGGCGATGTTGAAATTAAGAAAACTTTACCGTTAGAAACATTTGTATCTAATGATGCGCAGTTTCTCTTCCACACATACTTATGTGTAGTTAAGGAAGAATTTATGCCCATATTAAATGACGAGCATGATGGATATGCCTGGGTATCATTTAGCAAGTGGCCCAAACCTTTACACTATGGACTACAAAATACTTTAAATAAAAAAACTAACTTAAACAAGTTAAAAACAGTATTTCAATTAATAGATTTAATATCGTAGGTAGTTATGAATAATAGTAATGTTATAGAAACAAAATATGGTTATGATTTAGTATGGGCTGATACCGAGTGGTATTATTCAAAAATTATGGTATTTGCTCATGCAGGAAATAAAACTCCAATAACCTTTCATAAAGAAGTTAACAAAAGTTGGTTTGTCAATGCAGGATCTTTTAAGGTTACATGGATTGATGTAACCGACGGCAAACTTTACGAAAAGGAAATCAACGAAGGTGTAGTGTTTCATATATCTTCTCATATGCCAGTTGGCCTAGAAGCATTAGAAGATAATGCATCAATTACGCAAGTTAGTAATAAAAGTGATAAAGACGATGCCTGTTTCCTTTCGTCTTAAACAGTCCAAATAACAATAGCCCATCGAGTTCCTTCCGTAACAGGAGTAACTTGGTGCGGATATTGCCATGACGATGGAAAAACTATTGCTTGATTTTTTCTTACAGTGTATTGTTCTTTGTTAAAGAATTTTAAATCTCCGCCTTTAAAATTATCATTAAGAACAATACTAATGCTTAAACGTCTAAACGCTTGTTTAAAGTCGTCGACATGAGTTTGATAATTGTCGTCTTCTTCATACTTTAATATTTGAAATCCTGAATGTTGTTTTAATATCGATGATTCAACTTCTGGAAATGCAGTAATGTACTCATTGATAACATATTGGAACACGTTTTCTACATTGTCAAATAAAAGTTTAGTATCGGCATCGTAGACTTCGTATGCGTTAGGTATTAATACATATTCTTTACAACTGCGGTAATCTGTATAACCTCCAGCAGTAATCGCAGGAGACATTTCACTTTCTAGAGACATGCACTGTTTAAGGATAACATCTAAATCAGGTAAGTCAACTACTTTAATAAAGTCTGTTAAAACCATTTAAAGTACTTCTTTATTATACTCTTATCAAACATGTCATGAATTTTAGAAAGTGATAAGCCTTTCATGTAATCTTTTAACGAAGTACATGCTGCTACTTGTTCGTAAATTTTACCATCCATTTCAACTTGTTCAAACTCAAACTTGTCAAATAACTCGGAAGTATGGAATTTAATGTACAATAGCGGTTCTCCTCTGCGAACTTTATACCTGCCTGATTTACTCTTAAATTCAAAGGTTACATCAACGGGTCTAACCCATTTATGTATGTTATAGCGACCAGGTATAATATGCCATGGAAGGGGTTGTTCACTAAATGATGGAGAAAATACTTCCATTACTGTATCTTTCTCTGCCACAAAAATATATTGGAATAGCAGTGTAATTAATCTTGGATCTCCTTCGCCTTGATCATCTAACCTTTCTTGGATTAAGCCACCACCTTTTCGTACATCTAAATGCGCTGCTCCTTCATCCCACGAAAAGTCAAGATCTACTGGTGATCGTATAACAAAGTAATCTTCAACTGCATCTTTAAATGCAGGGCAATTCTTATATGTCGATCTTCTTAAATCAAACGCTGTTAATCGTTCTGGCGGAAATAATGCTAGTTCTTTCCAAGCCTCCCCAATTGGATCATTTTTATATATACACCATTTAATTTTAGTCATTGTTAAGTTCCTGATAAATTTGTTCTGCAAATTTTTGATGCCCTAATTTTCCAAAATGTATTCCATCTAATGCAGGTTCCTGTGTCATACCTATTGAAATAAAATCTTGATTTAAAAAGTTTATATCATTGCATATAGTGCCTCTTTGTCAAAGAATATTTGCATACTTTTTCGTAATTTAGATTGCATACTAAGAACTGTTGTGCAATGCTCTACATCTTCTTCTAAAACTATTGCTTTATTAAATGTTGGCTCTATTGCTTTTAATTCGTTATCTTTCTTATACAGAAAATATCCGCCCCATTCATCTTGCCAATCTTCAGTTAAGTATACACTTGATGCAGCACGAGGCGTAGAATATACATCAGATGCTCCGTCAGTGTGCCAACTTATAGCACTGCCAGGATGCCCAATGTAAAGAAGTACGTCAATAAATTTAGGTTTTTTCTTAAAAATGCCCTTATCAATATAGTATTCTGTTATAGTGTCAGTCATATTTTGCGGCACCATTGTTACTAAAAGAGGACCAGGATTTTTATTTAGATACGATGGAAAAAAGTCTGAATTATTAATCCAAGATGGAGAGTGTTGTACTTCATTAAAGTAACGAAGTACTTCTTCCAATGATTCGTCATCTAAGAAATTTTCGTATACCGCTACTGCCATTATTTATATTGTCGCTCAGTATTAAACTCAAACATTATTGCAATAGTTATTCTCCAATCAGACTTTTCTGGTGCTAATGCATTATGTGCATAGCCACTTGGAAATACAACAAATCGACCTTTCTTAAATTCTACTTTGTCAGTAGGTGTTTGATCGTCTTTGCTAACATAAAATTGTAAGTCGCCGTCTGCTTCATTAACAAAGTACACTGCTGTCCAAAGGTGATTTCTTTCCTGGGTATCACAATGTAGTCCTGCTTCCATTCCAGTTAATTGTCCATTAAAAGAAACACGATACAAATCTTCCCATGCTCCTTCACTGTCAATCATAGGACATATACCTCTAGCAAGAGCCGATATAATATTGTTCACTACAGGTGTGAACTGTTCGCTATAATTTAATTGCTTATGAAACAACTGTCTACCAAAGAATGGTTTACGATCTGGAACCGAACTGTCAGTTAAATGACCGTATTCCCATTTTTCTAAAAGCATTTGATACTCGTGATCATCTTCCATCCATTTTGGAAAAATCTCATCAAATACAAAAATGTTATCGCTATTATAATCCGGATACTTTTCAGACGATACTTTTGATAATGGTATGTATGAAGGGTGTTGCATAATTTTATTTCCTATCTAGTATTATTGGTATTAAACCTAAATTATACGTGAAATCGTCATCAATGTCAAATCCCATTGTTAGTCGATATCCGTCATAATCATCAGTATTAATTACCGCATGATCTCTTTTTCCTGGGCCAATATAAATTTGTCCCGGCACATTTTTTAATTCATAAAGTACATTTGATTCTACAGTATTATCGTAGAATACTGTTTTTGTTGTCTTTGGGTCTAAACAAATATATCCGTGTACAGGACTAGCATGATCGTGTTTACCCAGTACCTCATTTTGTTTATGATGATTAAGCCAGGACTGCATCCAAACTTGTCCGTCGTCTTCAACTTGCATATCTTTAAAGTAAGTACTAATTGCTTCAACTAATTCTTTAAAGATATTATAAAAATGTATGTCTCCTGTACGAACTGAAAAAATATTATATCGCTGATAGAACCAAGTTACATCTGTTTGTTCTTCACCAGTGTTTATTAGATTATTAATTCGTTCAACAGCTTGTTCGCAACTTTCTCGTATTTCTTCTAAATGCTCTACAATATAATCACTTTGATATATACCGTACATCATTTTATTATCGTATCTTATAGTTTTCATATTTTTCGTAAATAAAAGTAGTTACAACCTTTACCGTGTGCTCCGTATTCTTTGTCAAATATCTTAGTTTCTACTTTAAAGTAACCGTTAATAAATTCTAAAAAGTCTTCTTCAGACATGCCAAATACTGGCATATTAAAGTCGATATTAAAGATATTATCAATTTTATCATTGTTGAATACTCTAATAAACATTATTCCATTCTTACTTAATAATGAATTATATTTTTCAATTATCTGTCTATAGAACGAAGGGTTGTTTACATGCATTGCTCCTGCGTCTATTATGAAGTCATATACATCTTCTGTATTAAATTTTAAAACATTAGATGCAATAAATGTTCCATTAGGAAGTCTTTTTGATGTTCGTTTGGTAACTTCTGTTGAAATATCAATACCTGTAACTTCAAATCCTTGTTCTATTAAGTACTTACTGTTTCTACCATCGGCACACCCTGAATCTAGAATTTTAGATCCTATAGGAATGTTATAATGCTTAACAAAATCAATTATGTGTTGATCGGGGCTAAAATCAACTGTATCCCAAGGTCCACCATTTGGATGCAGCATATAAAACCAATTCCAAGCATTTTCATCAACACCATTCATTTACGTAAACAACCTAGATCTAATCATAGAATTAATAGTCCAACGAGGGTCATCTGTTTGATTTATTTCTGTTTTATGATTTAAAAATCCTGGAAAAAATAAAACATCATCAGTTTCAATTTCTATAGATCTCCAATTATCTCTAGGATGCGTATCTTTAGGAAGATTCTGCCAACAATATTCCATAGGATCTCTAAATTGTATATTGCCGGTGCCAGGAGAAGCATATACATATCCAACTGCTACAATATCTACACCAGGGTGCGCATGTTCTCTTACTGACTGTCCTTTTAATTGGCAATTAATATGACTACTGGTAACATAGCGTTCAATATCATTTGCCAGCTCCCAATCTTTCCAAATTTTATCTGTTGTTTCTTTAATAAAAACCATATAGTCATTTAATTGTGACCATGTATGAGGTTGTATGCGTTCATCAGTTGTAGGATAATCGTAATCTGCACGTTGCGGGGTTACTTCAATTGCTTTTAGAAGGAGTGGCATAAGCACTTCCTTATCAAAAGGAAATTTTTCTTTATAAAATAAATTTCTAAAAGGGTTTATGGTCATAGTGTTTCTATATTCCTAATAGGTGTTAATCTTGACTCTGCTAATAGTTGCATTCCTATGCTAATACGCAATCCTTTCTCTGGAACACAACCTTCGTGATTATAAAAACTAGGGAATAATATCATTCTTCCTCTTTTAAATGGTACAGACTTTACTACAGTAAGATTTTCTTGGCTTTTATAAAAGCGTGTATCACCTGTGCTGTCGTTTAAATGATACACTAATGTCCAATGATTAGATTTAAAGGTGTCTACATGCGGCTCGCCGGGAGTACAAGGTAATTGTGCATTAGCAAGTATCTTAACACATTTTTCAATCATAAAGTCAAAGTCTTCTTTACGATCTATGTAACTTTCAAAACCTGCAAGGACAACATCAACTATTGGCGGTAATGTCCGATTTGTATGTTCATCTAAAAACATTTTACCAAAGAATGGTTCGCCACCGGGATATGATCTGTTGTCGTAAACCCATTCAAAGTGTACCATTGATTCCTCACCCCAAATAGTTAACCACTCAGGGAGGATGTCATCAAACACAAAAATTAAATTTGGATCTGCTTCTAAGTCTTTGTTGTCTGTGTATTCTGACGCGATTCTCGCCATGTATCGAACTCCGTTACTAACTTTACATTACGTAAATCACCTATAATAGGATCATCAAATCTAGGTGTTGTGTTATAAAATAAAAATGCCTGTGTTTGCCAATTACCTTCAACATATTTGTTACGCCAGTGCAAAGTATCAAACCCTTTGTAAACCAATGCATCGCCAATTTCTAAATTTGCTTCTACAATTTCATTATCTTGATATATGTAGATAGGCCATGGCTTTTCACCTTCATACCCAAGTGTAATAGACGTGCCAATTTCGCATTGAAGTTTATCTTTATGGGGTTCTAATATTTCTCCTGGAAAGTAAAGTCTACAATGATTATACGTTGGAAACACTTCAAAGTTAAGTTCTTTTGATAATTTTTCTGCTAAGTTTACATTAACAGAACTAAACAAATTTAAAAATGCAGGGCTTGTTTTACACTGCGCATCATAATAAAATCCACCTTGAGTATGTTGCTTCCACATAAAGTCTGTCATATCTTTACACAAATCTTTATCAAGCAAACCTCTAATAATCTTATAAGTAAACATTATACAATACCACTTTCTACAGTATACTTAATACCGCTAGTAACAGGTAACTGCTCGTAACGATACATAAATGCACTAGGGAACACTAATACTTGGTTTTTTCCTAATTTAACCTTATAGTCATTGTTAAATAAAACTTCGCCGCCTTCGTACTCAGTTAAACTCATTATAACTCTTAATGTCGTTGGCTCGCCAGGATTCCATCCAGTTGTATCGTAAGTGCAATCACCATCTTTGTATTTTTTAAAAACAAAAGTTGTTCCTCCGCTTAACTCTAATTTAGGGTGCGATTTTAAATATTCATTAATAATCTGCATTTGACCTGTAAGTAACGGCCCCCATAAATTACCATAAATATCATCTTTATAATCGTTCAATTCATAAAAAGAATACTTTCCATCTAATGCATGTGCTACATTTTCAATTGAATTAATCCAATTAGCATTTTTTATTTCAGATAAAATGTTATCTTCTATATTAAAGTCATATACCTTTATATAATCATAGATATCCATATTAGTTTCCATTAATTACTAAGATATCTCTACCATCTGGATGATAACAAGGAACTGAGGAATGAGTTATATATCCAGGTATGATAAGAATTTGTCCAGGGTTAACAATTATCTCTTTATGGACCATGTGATTACCTTGTCCTACTGCTATACCTCTTGGATCTTGTATAATAACAGTGCCATTATTACGCAAACCGACAATGGCTGTCCACTCCCATTGATGTATGTGCGGTAACTGATAGCCGTGTTCTTTATAAAATGTAAAATGCCAGTAATATGCACTTGCTTCATAACATTCTTGCCCTGTTACAGCATTAACCCATAGATTTAATCTTTTCTGTACTGCTTCCTGTATCTCTTCCATCCCAGGAGCCATAGTATAATCCCATAATATTTTACCTTCAGGAACTTCATACTGTTCACCGCTTCTAGTACAGTTTAAAAAATTAACTCCACTATCATGCCAGCCTTGGCTTCTTACCCAGTGCGGCAATAATTTAAGAGTATCCAAATCCAACTCATCCATGTAGTCTAATACTATTGTAGTAGGATATAATTGTTGTACTGGATTTGGTTTTTCGTCAGTAATTATCGGTGTTTGCATAAGTATTCCTTAAAAATTAAATGCTAGAGTTATTCGGTTATCATCATCTAAGTGCGGCGGAATAGCATGCTTTAAATGACTTCTAAAGATGAACAATTCTCCTGCATTTGGATAATATGTTTTTGTAGCAGCATTATATTCAGTTGATCGCGTAGGTAGAGGGTTCATATCAGTAAACGGGTTCTCAAATATAATTTTTGTATTCTTTGTTACCTTAGCATAGTAAACTGCACTAAATGTATGTGTTGCATGGTAATGAAATTCTTGGTAGCCATGCTTATAGTAAACATTGGCCCAACTTTCTTTAGGTTTAAATTCAATGTCGCTAGGAATAGTTAATTCTCTAGCAAACCAATTTACATGTTTAGTAATTAGTTTTGTAAGACTATCAAAATATGCATCTGAATGAACTTCATATGTTCCACAAGTATTGTATACATCACTAATCCAATTTTCGCCACCGCTTGGAACATTTTTTTCAACTTCTGTAATCTTATTAACAGTTAATTGATTAAATTGTTCTGCATCTCGTAGTGTTGCTCTATATACAACTTGCGGAAATAGAAGATCTATTTCCATTACGATATACCTTTAGATGCTTGATAAGCTTCAACTTTTTCTTGATTACCCCATATACTTTCATCTAAATTTTCACGCAACCATTTCTGAAGTTCTGGTATTTGTACAAATGCATCTCTTTCCGGAACGTCAAGCAGCTCATAAAAATTATTTTCTAAGAACGCGGCTACAAATTTATTTCTAATAACACCGGTATCTCTATATTCTTCAAATTCTTTTATATAATCCATAATATACCCTTAGTTGTGGTACTAATACTTATTTCAAGGTATATGCAAATTTAAAAAATGTGAATAAAAAGCCCTGCAATGCAGGGCTAGTAAGAAGATTAGATTAATAAAATTTATTTAGGTTTTTTTGCTTGTATATCATCTACATACATAAATCCTTCGTCGTCAAACGTAGGTGTGTAACTACCATCTGTTATATCTCGTAAAAACTGTCTATATTCTGCCCATTCGGTAGGAACTGGCTCACCAGTTTCAAATGCTCTAGCAACTACCCAATCAGACTCTTGTAAAAATGTATCTCGAACTTCACGTAACACTCGCATAGGTTCGTTTTCTCTAAGAACTTCCATTGCAGCTTGTAGCTCATCTTCTGTTGGAATTGGCAACTCGTTGCTGTCTTCCCAGTCCATTTCCCATGTAGACCAATCAAACTCGTCAGCATCGTTTTTTTGTCTCATGCTCCAAGTTGCTCCAGGTCTTAATTCTTCTAGAGCATGACTAAAGTTAATGTGTCTTTTTTGACCAAACATTTTTATAATCTCCTTAAATCTTTATGCGTTGGCTATTTCGTGTAATACTAGCCAGGCGATTCCGTCACCGTTACCACCTGATCTATTAAAGTACATAGTACCAGACCATCCACTAGCATCAGCATAGAATGTATGGGTACCTCCAGCACCTGCTGGATCCCATAAGTAGTGCATATTGTTTTGATAAATGGTATTTGCTTGTGCTCCATGGAATCCTGTATTAATTAATTCAGTTGCAGATGCACCGTTCTTAGAAACACGAAGTCTATGTCTAGATAAGTTCCAAGTACCATTACCGTTATCTTCTCTAGTTTTCATATGATACTCTGCTAGTACCTTATTACCTGGTCTAATGTTAATGGCTAAACTTGCCCAGTTAGTAAAACTAGAACTTGAGGTACTAAAGTTACTAGTATAGGTTGTGTACACAGTTTGTACAATTCCGCCATATCCTATATTCAAACGAGGATTAGCACTATTTGCCGAATATGCGCTATTGATTTGTGACCCACTGCTAAAAATAATTGCCATATTGTATTTACCCTTTTCTTATAATGGTTGAAATTCCATTAATCGTAACACAGCAACACCATCACTACCTTGGTTGTTAGGACTGTTAAACTGTACGTTACATCCAGGATATGCCCATACCCTAATATAATATTGCGGATTAGTTATTCCTGGAAAGTCTACGCCCATCTTAGAATAGTGTATGATGTTGTTAGCAGTAAATCCGTTATAACCACTGTAAAACATTCGCGTTCCTGTACCGTAGCCACTACCAGCAGTTGTTCTATACATATCGTGATAACCTAAACTCCAAGGACCGTCGCCTGTATCGCAACGTTGCGCACTATTATAATACCAAATAACACCGTTACTTGCGTTTGTTAATGTAATTGCTTGCGTAAAAAAGTTTTGAGCACTAGTACTACTAGTTGCTAAACGACTAGTATGATGAGCTTCAACTACTTGAACAACATTTCCATTTGCAACAAGATTTGATCCTTGTGCTGCTAATTGTTGTCCTGTAGCAAAATTAATAGCCATTATCCTGCTACCTCCATTAATCGTATAATTCCCATTCCTGTTCCACCTTGGTTACCGCCATAGTTAACATAACCAGTTCCTTGGTTATATGTTCTAGCACTAGCAGTATATGTATGCGTACCTGCAACTCCTGGACTATGTAAGTAATACTTGTCATAGTTGCCTAAATAAAAACGGAAGGTTCCATTCCATCCGCTGTGGATAATGTTACTACCGTTACCTGAACCAGGTCCATTGTATCTTAACATATTATAGAAAATAGACCATCTATTAGTGCCCTTGTCTGCTCGTTCTGTTAGGAACAAGTATGCAAGTACTTTACTACTATTAGAACTAGTAGTAATACTTAAACTAAAAAGGTCAGACTGATTGTTTGCACTTAGCGTAACTGCACTTGTACTAGTAGTTTGTACACATTGTATGATATGCCCTTGAGCATATAGCTTATTAAGTGCTAGTTCACTTATTTCTTTACCGTTAGAAAAATTAATTGCCATAAATTTCAGCCTCCCGTATTATTTATCTCTCTGCGCGAACGGATAAATTCTGTCATAGTAATATGACTTTGCGACATGTTTTTCCATTTTTCAAAATATGTATCGTATATATCTTTTCCCATTTGATTTCTATCGTAGAAGTCTAATTCGTTTTGTGCAATCTCAGGTGTTAAATGTCCGGTTCCTGCCAACACGAATGCCCATAATGACCATCCTGCATACCCATAATTTTGTTCAAAGTCTGTACCGTTAGGCATACGCATTTTACAAGCATCTATGACATTTGCTACTAAATCGCTGCGAGTTTCTCCTGACGACATCATTTTCCAAAATTCTGTATCAGTTCTTCCACCTGCATAATGAATTTCTAAAAACTCTCTAAAATTATCATACATGCCGTTTATTTTTCTATTATACAAGTATGCGTTACCATTGTTACAAAATGCCTTAGGGTCATCTTTTAAATATTCAAATACAAAGAATAATAATTGGATTATAGTAGCGTGGATACTTGTTGCTTCTAATGGTTCAGAAAATGCTGCACAAAGTCCTATTGCTAAACAATTTTTCTTCCATGGTTCTTTTAATCTTCCGCTATCAAAGTCTAACACTCTAATAGGGTCAACTTTTTTACCTAATGTACGTTCAATTTCTTCATGTGCTTGATCTGGTGTAATATGATTTTTGTCAAATACATATCCCATCCCCCAACGTTGTTGTGTTGGAATTTGCCACATCCACCCAGCATCCATACCTAATGCTGTAGTTACTGGTTCTATTACCTCGTCATCATCGTACGGTAATAAAAACGGCAATGCGCAATTTACAGGCAAATGTTTTGCATAACTAATCCATTCGTTATCAAGTTTTTTCATTAGCACACGGCCAAAGCCTGTTGCATCAATAAAAAAGTCTGATTCTAATTCTTGACCGTTTGCTAATTTTAGTTTTGTAATATTTCCGTTAAACGGGTCTAAGACAACTTCATTAACTTCGGTAGTTATAGTAGTAACATCTTCGCCACAAACTTTCTTAAAATACTGACCTACTTTATGTGCATCAAAATGGTATGCATGGTTACTAGTTGTAGATTCAGGTGCGAAGAACGTTGATTTTTGATATTCTATATAAGTACCTAGCTCTGTTATAGTATGTACTTTGTCAGGATGTTTTGCTAATCCATGACAAAAATGATAGTCAGGAATTTCTGTTGGTGTAGTTGTTCCGTCAATTGGTCCGTAATAATGTGTATTTTTCTTTGGAGTCCAATTTTTATGCTTAATTCCTAACTTTGGTGTAGCATCTGTAGTTGCATAAAATTCTTTCTGATCGCACCCAAAGTTCCATAAATTATTACATACAATGTCTCTTAAGTGTCCTGTTGAACCTTCACCTGCGCCAATGATAGGAATTTTATCTGATTCTATCATTGTAACTGTGTGCGATGTTTGTATTTTGCTTATCATTAATGCAGCAAGCCAACCTGCTGTTCCGCCGCCAACAATAGTAATGTTCATGCTCTAACTCCTAACGATGTTATATTTGCTGATATGCTTACCCTTGTAACATCGCTTTTAAAAGGATAAACCAAGTGTCTTTGTGTTGCAGGGAAAATTAATATTTGTTTATTTTCAGGCAAAAATGTAAAATTATTTACAGACCAAGTAGTTTCTTCTGCTGTTCCTACAAAATGTATTTGTCCAGCAGTTGGCCAAGTTGAATATTCATGTATTGCTTCTTGTTCTTTCTTAATTTCTTCAGGAACATCTACATATATTACCATTGAATAAATTCCAGAGTGCATGTGCAAAGGCTGGAATTCACCTGCTTCTTGAAAATTAATCCAAATTTGATCTTCCCAACTTAGAGTTTCAATTTTTCGTTCTATTTGATCTTCTATTTCTATGTTAGAAAGAAAATATTCAAAGTGAGGTTTTAGATAATCTGTAAACTTGATTATATCGTCATTGTCAAAGTTTATCTGGAATTGATTTTTAATGTTTCCAACTAGGTCTCTAGGCTTACCTCGTTCTTTGTGAGCTTTATCTGAGTGTTGTTTTATAAACTCATAAAAGTCGTCTGAAATTTGGCCTAGGTATATAGGCGGACTAAACGGTCTAATTACTTTCATGTTAATACTTATGCGTGAACAACGTTCACGCACAGTATTTTAGAATTAATCGTCTGTTTCTGCTTTTGGTGGAACAATTGACGGATCAACTTCTTCTACTAAGAATTTATAAGTCTTACCATTTTTGTTATTGTACAAGAACAAGTCTTCCTCGCCCTCAACAATAGTATAGTCACCTATGCCGTTACTTAACTGTAAGTCGTTGGTATAAATGTTACGCCATCTAGCACTTGAAGTACCTAAATCATTTGAACTACCGCTTGGACGTATGTGTCCGTAGTAAATCCAGTTATTATCATTATAAGAATACTTTGCTGTTACAGTTTTCGTACCACTTGCGTTTCTGTAGAAACAAATATAGTCAGAACCTTCATTTGTAGCAAATGCTGGGGAGCCGTCGCCATTGTACATCATGCCGCCGCCGTATGACGAGCTTTGTCCTACATATACATAGCCAGTGCCCTGACTGTTACCGTATGCTTCAAAACCACAACGATAAGAGTCGCCTGCTAATGAACGTACAACAGTATTTGCTCCTCTACTAGTAGAACCAAATGTTCCGTCAGTACCTACATTAAGTGCTTTAGCAACACCTAAACCGCCTGCTGTTTTTAACGCACCAGTAGTAGTGCTAGTAGAATCAGTTGTGTCACTACCTGAAATTGTAGTACCGCTTAAAGATCCGCCTACAACGTTACCGTAAAAACCGCTACCTGAATATATTTTCTTAGCAACACCTAAACCACCGCTAATCTGTACAGCGCCAGTAGTACTACTACTTGAGTCAGTTGTACTTGAAAGTGTAACAGTTGAAGTAGCACCCAGTGTACTAAATGCGCCTGAACTTGCAGTAGTAGCACCTATGCTCATATTGTTAATAGAGCCACCACCTGCTGGAGACATGGTTACAGTACCAGTACCAGTTGGGCTAAGTGTAACATTAGCGCCTGGACTTAATGTAACTGTACTAGATGCAGTTAATGTAGTAAAGGATCCTGAACCGCCGCTATGGTTACCACTAAGTGTACCAGCAGTAACTTGTCCGCTTACACCTAATCCACCTGTTATTACTACAGAACCAGTTGCTGTTGTAGTTGATGCAGTATTAGCAGTAAATGTAGTTGCACCACTTGCTGTTAGACTACTGAATGCACCGCTGTTTGCTGTTACGTTACCAATTGGTGCTTGTATGCTACCTGCGTAAATTGCACCCTGAACACCTACACCACCAGTTACTTTTAATGCACCAGTTGTAGTGTTTGTTGATGCAGTTGAATTAGTAATTGAAGTAACACCGCTTGCGCTAAGTGTAGTAAATGCGCCAGTGTTTGCAGAGTTTGCACCAATTGGGCCTTCAAAGTTTGCTGCGTATAGTTTTTTAGCAACACCCATACCACCTGATACAATAACTGCACCACTTCCTGTGCTTGACGAATCAGTGCTAGATGATAATGATACTGTTCCACTTGCACCTAATGTAGTAAATGCACCAGTTCCTGGGTTAGTTGCACCAATGTTCATATTACTAATTGAACCAGCAGTTGTAGAACTAATACTTAATGTTCCACCTGCGCCAATAGTACAGTTAGCGTTTGGTTGAATAGTAACAGTACCTGTTGTTCCAGGACTTAAACTAATAGTCTGTGCATTAGTAGTTGCACTAATATTACCTTTAATTGTTGTAGTTTGTCCAGCATCACCAATACTTAGTGTACCAGATGCTGAACTTAATTCTGCGTTACCTGTAGGTCTAATTGTTGCAGTGCCGCCCGGTTGTATGGCAACTGAACTTCCTGGGCTAATGTCAACAAGACCTGTTCCGGTTGGTTTAATTTCTACGTTAGCATCTGATGGATTTAGTTCTACTTTTGCATCTGCATTTAATGTGTTATTAAATGTAACAGGCAATTCAAATACGGTAGTACCTGCTAACGCACTTGTTAGTACGTAGTTAGTACCGTCTGATGTTAATTGGTATGTAGAGTTAGTTGGAATAGTAACTGTTGTACCAAGTGTAACACCGTTACCAGTAATATTTCCGCTTGGTGTTTCTAATGTAATGTTGCCGTTTGTTGCATTATAAAATGTTTGTCTGCTTCCTGGGAAAAAGACCGGACTCGCCATCGTAACAGTATATCCAGCGGTACCAGTTAAGGAAATAATTCCCCCAGTAAATGCGTAAGTAAATGTTTGCGCACCTGTTACCGTTAATGTTTGTGGTGCTGTGTTATAACGTGCCATATCTTTTTATTCCCCAAATCCTATTAAGTAGTAGACGTTTCAATACCGTAAACAGTACAACCAACGTTTGCAGCACTTGAATAAACTACTAAGTTTAATCCGCCTTGCATAACTAAACCAGTACGTTCAAACACACCATTTGGAATTAATACTGTTTCATATTCAATCCATTCTTGATCAGTTGGTGTTGCTGTAGTTGCCATCGCTACACGTATATTTACCGAAGTTGCATTTCGATTAGTTAGCGATATATTTGCTACTGCATATGTTCCGATTGGAACCGTATATGTTGTTGTATTTGTTGTTGCTGGAACATCTACATTTCCCAGTCTTCCTGTTGCCATTTGTTATCTCCTGTTATCTCTGTAAGAAGAAGCCTAATGCAACTGGTGCACCGTCGACTCCGCCTGTAAAGTTCATCTTCGCTTTAATATTTAGCTGTCCACCGCTAGTTGTGGTAATTTCATCGTTTGCAATGTAAACAACACCTGCTGTTAATGTGTTAACGTTCAAACTAGATTGACCACCACCAATTTGTGCTGTAATGTAACTCTTAATAGCACGTTGCGTTGGAACAATACTATCACTGTTAGCAGTAAAGAACGGGTCTGTACTGAACTGTGTAATAATCGCTGAACCAATACCTAAACCAATACCTTGTAGTTGTAATGATTGTAGACCTGCTAAGTTAAACGCATCCGCATCCAATGTTGCTGTACCAGTGGACTGTTGTACTCCAAACAAATTACCAACGTTAAAGTTACCATCTTGGTCAGTACTTGTAAAGAACACACGACCGCCGCCGGAACCAAGTTGCTGTTTATCTACACTTGCTGTTGTAATGTCAACATAAGGATAGTTAGTGTCAGCTTGGTTACCAGTACCAATATACAAGAAGTCGTGTCCTGTTAGACGTACTTGCGAATACTTGTTAGTAGTAGTAATGTTTACACTATCTGCGGGAGCATTTAGTACAGTTAATGACGGACTTAACTGGAATGTAGCCTGATAATTACCATCTGAACCTAAAATGTTATTAACTGCAACTAACTTATACCATGTACCTGGAATGTTATCAAATACAACGTTTGAACCAGGTTCTGGTAAATCAAACAAACCTCTAACTGCAACAAACGTGCTTGGCTGATACAAATCTGCAAAACCGTCACCAGCACCTTCTACTGTTGCTGTTTCAAAGCCTGTACCTCTATTAGTAAATGTTGGGTTAGCAACTACTCCGTCGCCTTGTCTTGCTACTACTGGTGCAGTAACAGTTGAGTTAGTATCAGTAATTGTAGTTATTGGTCCTGCCTTATATGTTGCACCTGAGAATGTAGCAGTTTCAATAGTTAAGTCAGTACCGCTATCTTGTATTAAACTAACAGAAATATCATTTCCTGACACATAGTCATTTGCAATATAATATACTACTCCGTCTTCTAAACCTGCATCTTCACAGCCTGTAAATGTTATTGGCTGATTTGGTAGCAAGTTGTAAGAAGTACTTAAAGTAATTGTTCCTGGAGCAGTAGCACTAACAACAGTTCCTTTCGGATAACCTGAACCTGGTTCAGCCATTCTAACAATGCTTAGTGCGCCATCTGTTACTGTTGTTCTACTCATTGCCTTAGCACCTGTATAGATAACACTTGCTTCATTGTCTAATGCGTCACTTAATGCTACCCATATTGGATTATTATCTGGATTACCAAATACTAATGCTTTCCAGTCGTTACTTGATGTTAGTGTTCCTGCATGCCAGTATACACCGTCAAAACTGTAAGCGTATTCATCTGTACCTAATGCTGTTGCAACAAATAAACCTTGTCCGTACTTAACGGTAGACCAATTTTGAGTTGATGGTAGACCGTTTGGACTTGCGTACCAATTTACACCGTTGTCGTATGAGTATGCAGCACTTGTGCCGCCGCTAGCAATAGCAACAAAACGTCCATTACCGAATGCAACACTTTCCCACGTAGTTGATGCAGGCATATTGCCTCCTGGTACCCATGTAATACCATTTGTACTTGTACCAGTTAGGTTAGTGCCACTAGCAATACAAACATAAGAACCTGCACCATAAGCAACTCCGGTAAACGAACCTGCTGCTAGAGCAATATTAGTTCTTGTAGTCCAAGCACTGCCGTCTGTTGAAGTTGCTGCACATCCTGCACCACCTGGCGATGAACCGCCTACTGCAACATACACTCCATCGCCATAGGTTAGTGATACAAAATTAGAGTTTGGAAGGTTACCCGATCCTGCTGTCCAGTTGTCTGTTGGATCACTGTCTAATGCTAAGTGTGCGTTTGCTTGCGACCCATTGGCAATAGCAACAAATTGTGCATCGCTATCAACAATCTCAACTGTTGGTGCAGATGTGTATCCGTCACCGTTTAGTGGCTCGTCGTCGCCGTCTAAGTCAATTGTAATTGTACTAACACCTTCATTGTTAAGTGTTGCACTAACAGTTGCTTGTGTGCTTGCTCCACCACCAGTTAATGTAACAGTAGGTGTACTCTTATAACCGTTACCTGCATTAGTTACAACAATTTCTGTAATCTTATCAGTTTCTGCTGTAACTGTAGGAGCAGCACCATAACCTGCACCAGTAGTAACAACAATTACTTCTTGAATTACTCCATCTAATACTGTTGCAACAGCACTTGCAGCGCCACCGCCGGCAGTTGGAGTAATTGTAATTGTTGGTGGTGTAGTATAACCTGTACCGCCGTCTATAACATTAATACGTGCAATTTGTGTAGGTCCTGGTAAACCAATACTGTTTAGTTCGCCTAGTTCTGCTTCTAGCACAGCACCTTGGCCACCTAAACCGCCTACTACTGCATATGCACTAGCGCCTTGGCCACCGCCAAACACAACATCTACCCAGTCAACGCTTGACGGTAATGAACCACCTGCTGCCCAAGTAATACCATCTTCTGAGTATTCTGTTCCATTTGTTCCGTTATTGACTGTAACAAATCTACCACCTGCATATGCTGCACTAGCATATTTGGAAGATCCAGCAGTAGTTGTTGCAACAGCAGTCTCTCCAGGAGCAGTATGGTCAATACGAGGTTCAATTACATAACCAGTTGTTAAGTCTAATGTAGCTTCAATAGGTTTACCTGGAATAACATTGTCCCAACCAGCAGCATATACTGTTACACTTTGGCCGCTTGTGTTAGTCAGTGTAATATCTGCGCCGCCTACTGAATCACTTACAGTAAACGTTGTGCTACTAGGTATAGTAGTTACATAATAAACGTCTGTTGGAGAGTTACCTTCATTTAATCCACCGATATCAGCATCAAAGTAAACTGGCATATCAACATACATTTCAGTTGTATCTGAAACAGTTATTACGTTACCAGTTGCACTAGTTGCTGTAGCAGTTAAGTTATTAAAGCTGTCGCGATAAACTGTAGCAACTTTTTGTCCATTATTGTAACGCAGTACATTTGCATATTGTCCTACACCAGTACCAACGGTACACTGTACTCTCATGCCATTGTATGCATTTGCTAGGGCAGTGTCTGTAGCAGCAATAGTAATGCTTACTTCGTCGCCACCTTGTGCAACGTTACGTGCTTCAACATATTCTTCACCACCAACGCCATTACCGTCATCAAGGTCAACTAGTCTAGTTTCAAATATACCTGCATCACGGAATTCATCACCAACTGTTGCAGCATTAAAGCCTGTTCCGCTAATTGCCCATTCAACATTAGTATAATTTCTACCAGCGTTAGCGAATTCAAAACGTAATACTTCCTCGCCGTCAGTTAATACTTCTGTAGCATATGCATCTTGTGAATGGTTATCAACTTCGGCATACAACGGAATTTCACCAGTGTCAGTACCTTCAGCAATAACACCCCAAGTACCATAAGAACTGTTACCGTTTGTAGCACGAATGCGTCCGCCAAAGTCTGCAATGTAACCGGAGTAGTTATAGTAACAGAATACAGATACAAGTTCTACAAGTGAATTGTTACCTGAACACCAAATACCAATACCATCCGATAGCACTTGTGTAAAGTCGTTAGCAACCATTGAACGGTTACCGCCTGCGTGTAAAGCACCATCAATCTTACCACCAACACAGCCTACACCAAATGTAGTTACGTTCTGTGAGTAAGGCGACTTAGTGTCAATCCATGCTTCGCTATCTTGAGGTCCAAAGCCTGGATCAAGCGATACATAAGCACCTGCTGTCGGACGTCTAGTACCAAAGTCATTTAGTTCAGTTAAGTTACCACGTAAACCATTTAGTGTTTGGTTACGTACACCTGTTGAATTACGTACATAGAACATATCTGAACGTTCAGACCCTTGTACTGCATTTAAGTAAAGCTGTGCTGCTCTCCACGACTTATAATTACCTGGATATTGTAAGTCGTATGCAAGTGCTTCAATGTAACGAACCATATCTCTTTGGCAAGATGTCTCGTCAAATACATAAGTAGCTACAGGACTTCCTGATAACGTGCCAGTAAATGCTATTGCAGTTCCACCAAGTGTTGCTGCTACCTTAATTGATGAAGTACTAGGTACTTCTACAACATAATATGTTGTATCAGCAGTTAAACTACCTACTGCTGCATCAAATGTAATTGGATCTCCTACGATTAAGTTATGCACAGCACTAAATGTGATTGTAGGACTTCCTAATGATGAAACAGTGCCACCAAAATTATTTGTAACCCAAGCAGTTGCTTCGTTAGCAAGGAATGTCTTATTAGCTTTAAGAATATTTGTACCTGCTATTGTAGGAACATCGTTATAATATGTAACAGTACCGTTAATTTCAGGAGTTTCGCCTTCACCTTGATCTAAAATATTAATAATAATATCCATTAAATTATTAACACGTTTTGTCGCAACACCATCCGTAGATGTAATGTAATTGGTCATTAGATTTTTCATTTCTCTATATGACTGTACTGTTGCATTTTTCTCATCTGTTAACACTTCATTTGCTTGTGTCCCTCTATAATAAGACATTGCTGCAACAAATGTGCGATAGTTACTGTCAGAAACCATGTCGTTACATACAGCATCAACAATTAACCCAACGTCACGTGTACATTTATCATTATCATACTCTAATGTAGGATAGTTATCATTAATAAATTCTTCTATACTAGTTTGAATAGCACTTTTAGAACCTTGAATGTTTGTAAACTGTTGTGTTAATGTACTACTGATACTTGAGTAATCAACTTCATGTTTAACTTGTACAGTTACACTAGTAGTAGTATCGCTAATCGCGTACTCTGATCCGCCATAGAAACTAGATATAGTTAATGACGTTGTTGTCGGAACAGTTTTAACATAATAAGTTTGTGTTTCGTCTAAATCGCTCCACATAGTAGTAAATGTTAATTGATCGCCAACTTTTAAGCCATGTACTGCTGATGTTGTTAATACATTACTGGTTGAGTCAATAACTGTAATTGTAGGTACTGACGAATCGCCATCTCTAATAATGTTGTACATTAACGTCATTAACTCTTCTACTCTGTCTTGCGAAGCAGAATCACCAACAGTTTGTAAATCATCTTTAAAGATAGGTTCTACTTCTGTTTGTAACGCACCTGGGCTGTTAAACTGATTAACAGCTAATTCCATTACAATAAACTTCATATAATCATAAGAAGCAAGAGTAGCTTCATGATCATTACCGTCAATTTGTAAAGTAGTGTTTAGATAGTAAGTTAATGCTGCTTCAATTGATGCTACATCACCACCATATGTTAAGTCATAACGTAACGCATCAATGATATAACCTACATCGCGTAAACACTTTTCTTGGCTGTATTCAATATCTAGGTAATTCTGAGTAATGAATTCATAAATTTCAGCCTTAACAAATTCTTTGTTTTCCCAAATAATAGTTGCTGCTGCTACATCGTTTGCATCAGTTGCATCAGTAGTTTTCCACTTTAATGTTGGTTTAGCACCGCCGTTAATATATCCAACAATGTCATCAATGATAACTTCAGCATGTGCAGATGCTGTAACTGCTGCAACGTGTTTAACTTTTTGTTTTAAGAAATTAACTGATCCAATAGTTGCTTCAAATTCGTTGTTAATAACTTCTGCCGTCGAACTTAATGCTCTATAATAACTCATACCTGCTTTAATTGAAGCAAAATTAGAACCAGTTACAACATCACGTGCAATAGCATCAACCATTAAACCTGCATCTCGACGACAAGTAGTTTGATTGTAACTAATTGACTGCCAGTACTTCTCTACCCATGAAACAACATCTTCAACAATTTCGTTTTTACGTGCAACCAGGTTAGCATAAGATGCTTGATATGCTTCGTCGCCTAAATCAGTGGCTACTTCAATAGTTGCATTTGCAAAACCATTATTAATCCAATCTAAAATATCATCTACACGATCTTCAGCAAATTCAATTGATGCTGCATTACCTGGAGTTCCTGTAGTGTCTTGAGTTAATATGTTGCCAGGGCTCTTAGTCCAAGTTGGCGAGCCTACTTCTCCAATAACCCAGCCAATGACATCTTTCATTCTAGCGTATGCTGCTAGTGTTGCTGGAAGTTCGTCTGCTCCAATAGTTAATACAAAGTTTGAATAATATGCACTACCTGCTACAAGTGATTGAGTATTACCACCGTATGTTAAATCATAACGGATAGCATCGATAATGTAACCAACGTCACGGATACAACGATCTTGTGCATCACTTGAAAGTGTTGCCCAGAAAGTATCATACCCGTTGTTGTTATCTTCTAACCATTTACGTACTTCTAACTGAATAAATGCACTGTTTGCTGTAAGTTGATCTGCTGCATTACCGTAAGTGCTAGTATCACCAGTAGGGTTACTTGCAGTAGCATATGCAGTATGCACTAAATCTGAAGTATTGTAATTTAAGAAAGGAGTTAAATTGTATGCAGGAATTGCTGCCAAACCATTTTGAATAACATCTTTAATAACATCTGCTCGCTGTACTGCTCTTGTAGCTCCGGCAGTTGTACCAACAGAACCTTCAACACCTTTAGTTATTGAAGTTAATGCTTCGTTAATATAATCAATTGTTGCTACAGTTGCCTCAAGTTGATCGTCAATTACAACTCCTGTTGATATTAGACCTCTACGATAAGACATACCTGCCTTAGAACTACGGAAGTCGCTTCCAAAAATTACGTCATAAACAATAGCATCAACCATGTAACCAACATCACGTGAACACTTATCTTGATCATATGTTAAGTCAGGGAACATGAAGTTAATATAGTTAATAGCACCTGATTGTATTATTGCTCTTCTTGAGTCAATTACTGCTTTTAGATCAACTAATGCATTATCAACCCAAGCAGTACTTGGGCTAATTAGCGCAGGACTGTCTCCAGTATCAATAGTGTTATAAATTTCATTAATACGGTCTGTAGCAAATGCTGCTGCGCCTGCACTACCTGCTGTGCCAGTAGTATCTTGTGTAGAACTGTTGCTTACTGATTTAGTCCAGCTACCTGGATCATCATCACCTGTTGCAATAAAACCAATCATTACCGCTAAACGAGCTTGTACTCCTAATGCTGCTGTTTTTTGATCACTTGGTTCAACAAATACGCCGTCAACATAATAAGATCTTGCAGCAACGATTGTTTCCAAATTACCACGATATGTTAAGTCGTATTGTAATGCATCAACAATATACCCCATGTCACGTAAACATGCTGCTTTATCACCTGCACTTAGGCTTGCCCATAGTACACCATAGTTGTCAGCCATGTATGCTTCAACTTCATCAATTAAGAATTGCTTATTAGCAACAATTAATCTACGAGCATTATAGAAGCCAGTGTCATAACCTGTTGGATCTGAGAAAGTAAACGAACTAGGTACAGTTGCATTAACTAAGATATCCTTAATTATATCAGTGCTTTCAATTACCTTGCTAGTTCCTGTAGTAATTTCTTTCAGTTGTGATCTTAGATGATCTAGAGAGCCAATAGTTGCTTCAAGTTGTTCGTCTAAAACGACACCAGTTGATGCTAAACCTCTACGATATGCCATACCCGCTTTCAACGAACGGAAGTCGCTACCGAACATGATGTCATAACGCAGAGCATCAATAATGTAACCAATATCTCTCGAACACTTAGTATGGTCATAAATGAAACCACTGTAATTATCAGTAATGTATTGAAGTACAGCAGGAACAACAGTAGTATCTGCTAAGATAGCATCTGCATCTGCGCCGATTCCTGCTGCTGCCCAAGCATAACTTGGGTATGTTTTAGTAGGTAATGTAATTAAATCACCTGCTGTAACTACATTTACAATAATTTGAAGTAGAGTGTCTGCTTCAGTTTGTTCAGTAGGACCAGATAGATACCCTTGAACAATGGTAGACAATTGGTTAATTGCCGCTGCTGTTTCTTCTCTTTGATTTTCTGGAAGTACTTCAATTGTACCGTTATAATATGCTCTTGCTGCTTCAATCGTAGCACTATTTCCACCGTAGTTAATATCGTATGATATAGCATCTAGGATATAACCTGTGTCTCTTTCGCATAGTTCTTCAGTGTAATTTAACGAAGGGTATGTAGTTCCAATCCAGGTAGTTAAATCACTGATAATTGTTGCTCTATCTGTTTGTATTTCAGTACGTGCTGTTGTTTTAGCAGCAACACCTGTATTTGCATATGTTATTGTATCTGCAGATGCTTCACCATTTTGAATAATATCAATAACTTCTGCCCAGTAAGCAGTATTTCTAGTAATAGCAGTTGCATCAGACATAAGAGCTTCTACTAAACTACCTTCTTCAGTAATAGCACCAACTGTTTCTGTTAGTTGTTCATCTAACACTTTCTCAGCCATACCACGTCTGTAAGATAATCCATCACGTACAGCGTTATAGTTAGTATCAAGTGCAATGTCGTATGCTGCGCCAGTTTGTAGTAGTCTGGAATCTCTACGACATTTTGCACTATCGTAAATGAAAGTACCATAATTACTATTAATGTAGTCAATTACACTTTCTTGTAAGGTTGATTTTTCGTTTACAAAAGCAGTATTAACGGTAGTTAATGTAGTAGGGATCCATGTAATATCTGGAGCATCTTCACTTGCTAGTGTTCCGTCAGTATCAATTGTATCGTAGATTTCTTGTACTAATGCTTCTGCTTGTGTCTGTGCTGATACAGAACCTGCATCGTTTGATTTATCTTGCAGGATAGTAGTTCCTGAACTTGTAGTAACATCAGTTTCAAGAATAATTTCACCTACAATAGTCTTTAGACGTGCATACGAAGCAAGTACTTCATCTTTTTCGCCAGCACCATAAACTGGGCTACCTTCTGCAAAGTAAGAACGTGCTGCTACTGTAGTTTCTAAGTTACCGCCGTATGTTAAATCATAAACTAATGCATCAACAATATAGCCTACGTCACGATTACATGCATCAACATCATATGTAAATGCACCGGTAAATGGAGCAACCGGTCCGTCAATTTGATCTTGTATCCATGATGTAATTTCGTCTTGGATAAACGCCTTATTTGCTTCAAGTTGTGCAACGGCGTTAGCATACCCAACAGTATATGCATTATCAGAACCTCCAGTTGGTGTTGTCCCTGGATCTGTTCCGTGTTCTTCTGCAAAGTCTAATCCTTGTTCAAGGACATCTTGCATTAATTCTATACCGGTGTTAAGACGATTTGTTGCAGTAGTTGTGCCGCCATACCCATTGATGTATTGCTGTTCTGCAGTATTGCCATCTGAAACTGTTACTTCAATATTTTGCATTAAATCAGGAATTAAAGATTTAATTCTGTTAAGCGCACCTGTTGTTTTGTTTTTATCATTTGCTAATAAAGGAATAGCAGGTTGCGGCTGCACAACAGATGTACGTAGTTCATCGCCAACTATTGCCGTATATTCTGGCACAACGATAGGTAATACTTCATTATATGTACCAGTTTTGATGAATACCGTTGTGTTAGGGTTAGTTGCTGTTGGAATTGCTGTTGCAGAACCAGCAGCAATACCTGTAGTAACAATGTTAATTAAAGTAGTAACCTTGTCAATACCTGTTTGTTCTGCTTCTAAAGTAAAGTCAATAACTTGTGATGCTCTATCTTCAATAGCAATACCGTTTAGTGATTGATAATTTAACGGCTGTTCATTGTTTAGTACTGTCAACACAATTTCTTTTAGATAGTTGTATGCTTCAACAGTTTGTGTACCTTGTGTTCCAAAGTTAGAATTAATATATTCATTTCCTGCTGGGGTATAGTAAGCATTTGCTGCTCTAACTGTCTTCAATGTTCCGCCTTTAGAAATGTCATAAATTAATGCGTCAACAATGTAACCCGTGTCTCTTTCGCAGAATGTTTGGTCGTATGAAAGATTACCTTCCATAATTCCAGTTCCGCTGGTTAATGTTTTTGGAACTCCGCCTAATGTTGCACTAATAATGAATGTTGTAGCCGAAGGTATACTGTGTACATAATATGTTGTTCCTTCAACAACGCCGCCCAGTGTTCCATTAAATTCAATAGGCATACCAACTGCTAAATTTTCAGTAGTTGTACATGTGAATACCTCAGTACCATTAGTTGCTTCGGTAATATTAACTCTATAATGATAAGAAATCCAGTTAGTAACTTCTTTCATAAAGAATTCTTTATTATTCTTTAATATGTCTCTAGTTTGTGGATTTAAGTAACCGTCACGCACTTGTTCTAATGCATAACGAACACTACCCCAGGGTTTGTCAACTGTTAAACCAGCAGCAGGTGCAGGTTCATTAGTACCTAACGGACCTACATAAACTACGTTATCAATTAGACCGTAGTTAGCCCAGCTTGGAATTCCGTCTGTAGCACGTAAAATCTGACCATCGATACCTACTGGTAATCTTGTTGGACCTGTTTCACCATAGTAAACCATGTCACCTTCGGTTGTTAGTGCTAATGCTTCCGAACCAAGTGTTAATAAGTTCCAATAGTCGGCAGCTAAATCGTTGTCAGGACGATTGCCAGTTGCAGCAGTGTGCTTAGTAACACAGATGTAACTATTAGCACCAAATAAAACTACATCACCTGTATGATAATCTGTGCCTGATTTCCATGTAGTAGAATTACCAACATAACTAACTGTATCTATTGCTCCGCCAGTTACACCTGTTACTGTTACTGTAATGTCGTTAGCAGGAGTTAAGCCACCGACGTTAGCACCTGAAATAGTAATAATGTCATCTTCGGCGTAACCAGTACCAGCAAAGCCGGTTGAAACAGAAACTGTGTAAACTGTTTTAGATTTAGTAACGTCAAAACGTGCACCAGAACCAGATCCTTCAACGTTAACACCTGATACTTGTAAGAAAGTTTTTGTACTGTTAGCCCAATTAATACCTGAGTTTAATAAACTCCAGTATGTACCATTTGGTGGTTCATTTCCTGTGTTATCGCTTGTAGCAACATATGTATTGCCACTTAAACGAATAACATCACCAACTTTATAATCAGTTAGAACACTCCATTCGCCTTGGAATTTAAAACCAGTTGTAAATACGTCCCAGTCTGCTGGATTAGAGGTTGGTTGACTGTTAGTGTTGTTTGTTTTAGCAACATAGATATAACCGCCATATGTTACAGTGTCACCAATTTGATAGTTTGCTCCTGAGTTCCATGAATCTTCAAACTGGAATCCTTCAATAAACGAATCCCAATTAGCTGCCTCGTCGGATTCAAAATCTGTCGAAGTATGTGCAGCAGTAGCAATCCAAATATTGCCACCATATTTAACTAAGTCGTTAACACGGTATCTAGTAGTAGTTGTCCATTCACCTCTATAAACAACACCATCACTAAACAATGTCCATTTACTGTTATCAGCTTCTAAACCAAGAGCAGTAGTAGCAGCAGAAACGTGAGCAGTATTACATACATAAACATAAGCACCGTAACGTACTAAGTCATTTAACTTATATCTAGTATTTACAGTCCAACTACTTTTCCAATCAAACGATGTAGCAAACGGAGTCCAATGGTCAATATTTTCTTCTAATCCTAAGTAGTCGGGAGAAGCATATGTAGCAGATGTATGGCCGTCTTCGCAAATATAAACATTTGCACCATACTTAACAACGTCACCTGGAGCATATTCTACTTCAGGTTCCCACAAACCTTTCCAACTTGTGCCGTCTGATACAATTTCCCATTTTGGAATAGCATCTGTAAAATCTGTATTAAATTCAGCTGATGCTGTATGGTTTTTAATACATATATAAGATTTACCACCAAAACTTACAACATCATCTGCAACGTATGCTGTATCAGCGGTCCAATCGCCTTGCCATACAAAACGAATTCTACCAAGTTTAAACTCTGCCATTTAATTTTACTCCGTGTTCATGTATTTATCTTTATTGCTGTCCACTACGTGTAGGGTCGACAAATGTCTTCATAAAGTATGCCATTGCCGCTCCATCGCCTGCCCAAGCGGCTAACGGACCGCTTACATTTGCCTTAGTTCCAATTTTAACCTGCCAACCTTCTGCTCCTTCAGGAACTGCTGTAGTGATTTCATCTGGTCCACCAACTTTAACTGTACCTGCTGTTAACAATCCAGTAAATGTATCCGAACCACCTTGTGATAATCTACTTGCTAAGTACGTTCTAATTGCTTTTTGCGTTGGTACTATTTGATTTGAGTTAGCAACGAATGTTCCGTCTGTTGAGAACTCATTAACTACTACCGGTGAACCACCAAGTGCAACACCACCAATTGATAGTTCTGTTAGACCTTCTAGTCCAAACTCATCTGCACTCAATGTAACAATACCAGTTGCCTGTTCTACTGCAAACAAGTCACCGACTCTAAAGTTACCGTCCTGGTCTGTTGAACTGTAGAACACACGCCCGTTGTTTGTTTCTTGAACTTCATCTTGCGGTTCTAAATTTGTATCTTCTGGCAAGTAAGGATAGTTAGACTGTTCCTTGTTACCGTAACCAATGTTTAGGAAGTCGTGATTTGTTAATCGTACCTGACTAAATCTTGAACGCAATGTAAATGATTCATAGTGTTCAGGAGATAATTGCTGACTCATAGTTGGCGAAATTCGAATTTCGCATTCTAAATTTGGAACTGTTGTGCCATTTAATATTGTCGCTCTTGCAACACGATAGATAACATCATTACCATTAATTTGTAAGTTATCTCCTGGTTGTGGAATTCTAGTTAAATTTGAACAAATAATTCCTAAGCCGGTCTGATAAGCATCGGCATAACCTCCACCATTTATTTGGATAGCAGTCGATGATGAGTTATATCCTGTTCCAAGATTTGTAAATGTTGGTGCACCTAATGCTCCATTTCCAACACGTAATTGCAATTCAACGTTTTGTGAATTGTTAGGATCAATAATTGATATGGACGGTATAACTGTAGAATCACTTACATCGTAACCTGACCCTGCTTCCCACATACCAATGCTTGTAATTCTAGTATCGTCAACTAATGCTCTTGCTTGAGCTCTACAACCAAATGATATTTTAGATGCATATTTTGATGTATCTTGTTCGGCAAGTGTTAAAAACACACCATTCTTAGTTAAATTATCAAATGTAAATCCAGCGGCAGTATAAGTGTATGCGTCAATTACATGCTTTTTCCATTTAATACCATTTTCTGATGTATAACAAGTACTAGTATTACCTAACGCTACAAAAACACCCTGGCCATATGTTAGTTGTGTTCCTGACATTTCTAGCGGCGATGCATACCATGTAATACCATCAAAACTATAAACAGGTGGTCGTTCATCAAACGAAACAGCAACAAATCGACCGTTACCATATTCAATTCCTGCCCAGTTATCAATAGTTGAGTCGCCGTAATCTATTAAGCTACTCTCAGTCCATGTAACTCCGTCATCTTGACTGTATTTTATTATGCTTGATGAACGTGATATAGCAACAAACGTTTCCTTACCATATGCTATATCAGTCCAATCTTCGTCTCCAATAGCTGTATTAACTTCAGTCCAAGTAGCGCAGTTATTTGTAGAGTACGAAACAGTATTAGAACCTTGTGCTATCGCAACAAATACACCGTTACCATAAGTTACCGATCTATAAAGACCTACTCCCGGATCTGGTAATGTCACACTTAGCCATGTTAACCCATTTGATACAGAATATAACATTTCACCAGTTCTTGACAGAATGCACCAAGTGTTGTTACCATATGCTGCACTTACCCAGCCACCGTTATAATCTGTATTAGGAATAAGAGTTCCAGGATTTCCTGGATCATCAATTTCTTCGCGAGTATCGCCGCTAATTGGTAAACTAATTGCAGTGTCCCAAGAAGTATAATCTGATGTAGTGTATGCAGTATTTCCTGATTCAGGAACTATCATAGGTAAGAACCCATTAGTTACAAAAATATTCCAGTTACCTATACCTACTTCTGAAGCAGACATTTCTGTTTGTGTAAAGATAGGATCTGTAAACTTAATTCTTGGTTCAATAGTGTAGACTGATGTTGAATCGTAGCCTACGGTATTTACTGTTCCAGGATTGATATCATCCCAGCCTACTTCACCAATTTGCATTGATCCAGTATCACTTGATATAGCTACTGGAGTTCCGCTACCTAGTGTTGACTCAATGGTAAATTCATTAGTAGCACCTTCAAATTTTTCTAGTACATAATATGTTGTACCTTGTGAAACACCGCCATATGTTTCTGTATAAAAAGATGCACCCATTTCGCCTGACCCAGACGAAACAGTTTCTTTAGTGCCAGGGTGAGTTCCTGTTAATGTACCTGTATCAGTACTTAATGTAATAGGAGCGCCTGGTGTTCTAGTAATAAGTTCACCTGTAGCAGTTGTTAATGACAGTGCTGTGCCCCCTGGCGTTTCAGAAATAGTAAATGATGTAGCATCGTTTACAACCTGAATGTAATAAACTTTATCGTTAACAATACCGCCAAATACTGTTCCAGTAAACACTATAGGTCGACCAGGAGTAAATCCAGCTGTACTAGTAACTGTAATTAGGTTAGTTGTTACCTGTGTTGCTGTTGCTGTTGTAGAAATAACACTATCAGAAACTGTAAAGTGCGTTCCATCTACAATAGTGTTAACCCAGTAGCGAGTTTTTTCAGTTAATCCGCCAAAACTAGTTCCTGAAAATATAATAGGGTTCATTGGAACTAATACCGATGTATCTAAAATAGTAATTTCGTTTGTAGTTACAGTAGTATCTGTTGCTGTAACTGACGTAACAGCATCTGAAATAGTAAAATTATTCGCATCATATATATCATGTATATAATATGTATCACCTAAAACAACATCTCCTAAACTGTTTCCGTTAAACTTAATTGGGTATCCTATCTCCATGTCAGCTGTACTAGTAGCATATAAGTAACTAGTGTTTGAAGGATAATTTAATGTATATTTTACATTAACATCAATTACGTTTCCGTCGTCGTCTATGTTAACGGTATTAAGTGGCCATACTGATCCACCTGTTGCTGTTGATATTTGAATTGTTTCACTATCTACAACATTAATAATGTAATAATCAAAATCAGTAATTACTCCGCCAAAAACGTCTCCAGTAAAGTTAATTTTTTGTCCTGTTTTTAACTTTGTTGTATCAGAAACTATCATTAAGTTGTTTAAGTCGCCCCATGTTCCTAATACTTCAACACTATCCTGTGCTGTTTCAGTAACTGTAACGTCAAAGTATGTAGGAGTAAACTGAATTTTTTGTCCAACATACATTGAATAAAAGTCAGCATCTTCTGCGATTGTAAATCTATCAGTAGTAGCATCAGTTGCTGTAATCTCAATTGTTTCAAAAGATTCTTTTAAAACGTAAGCATTCTTAGTTCCTGGAGCATAGCGTGAAATGATACCATATTGTCCTGATCCTTTACCGCTTGTAATACTTAAACGCATTCCTTCGTATTCTTCTGCTTCTGCAACTTCTGATTGCGCTAAAGTTAAGTATTCGTCAGTACCTACTTGTGCGTTGTTAGTCTGTGTTTTATACCCTAGACCTCCTTGTACGTACTGTTCACTTTCAAGTATACGTGTTTGGAAAATTGCACCCGATCTTAATTCGTCAGCAATAACAGCAACTCCGCTTCCTGAACCTTGAATATCAAAGTTTGCATACGCAGTTGGTGTGTTAGCAGTAGTATCTAAGAAGAATGTTGCTTCGGAACCTATTTGAAGTTGAGCTCCATAAAAATTAGTTGTTCCTTTAATACCATCTACACCTCGAGGATATATACGGAATTCTAATGATGTATTTTGCGCAGTTTCGTCCCAAAATGTAAACGAAATTCTATACCAGTCATTGTCGAGATAATCTATATTATATGTTGGAACTGTTCCGCTATCAGCTAATTGCGAAGTAGATACAGTTTCAGTGTCAAAGTTAAATCTTATATAGCTAGACCTAGTATCATATCCAGTAAAAATACCATACATATCAAAGTATTGAGCTGTACCTTTCTTAGCGTATATACTACCAGTGTACGCTAATGCACTTCCTTCTGGAACAGTGCCTGTATAACCTATTGTTAAGATAGCAGTAATAGATAGTGTATCAACTGTGATAGTAATATCGTTAACTGAACGACCACCAAATGTTTCGCCCGGTATTCTAATTTGGTTTCCGACAACGTAACCGCTTCCGCCATTATTTACAGAAACTACATAACGATCACTGTATACAGTAATATCAAATGTTGCACCAATACCAGAACCTGTAATGTTTTCACCTTCAACATTAGTATAAGTCTTGCCTTGCGGTGCAACTGCTCTCTGCTGATATATGTAACTAGAATCCGTTAAGCTAGTTATGCCTTCAATTTTCCAAGCATCTTGCCCATCAAACGGTGTTGACGCTGCTTTGATTATATTAAGATTTCCATCGGTGCTCCACACGCTGCTATCTAAGAAGTTATTAGCATGGCACATTAGGTTAGTTGTAGAATCAAAGTAATCAGAACCTGCATGATTAAATTGTACTTTTAATATTTCTGCATTAGCACCTAATGCAGAAACTGCTTCTGCTAATGCTTGATTATTTCTGTTATTAATATTACCTGTTGCTGGTACTTCGTCTGTGTCAAAACCTTCTGCTACCACACCATACTTACCATAGGATGAGTTACCGTTTGTAGCACGGATTCTACCACCGTCTTCTGCAAAATAACCAGCATAGTTATAGTAACAGAATACAGATACACATTCAACTAGTGCATCGCCGCCTGTACACCAAATACCAATACCATCTGATAGTACTTGTGTAAAGTCGTTACATACCATTGAACGCAATCCGCCGCCATGTAGGGTACTATCAATTTTCATACCTACACAACCCTTACCAAAGTTTGTTACGTTTTGTACATATGGCGACTTACGTGTAATCCAAGCAGTAGTATCATCTGGTCCTTTACCTGGATCAAAACTTACAAATGCGCCGCCTGAAGGGCGTCTAGTTTCGTATTCGTTCTGCGGTGTAAGAGTTCCTAATAATCCGGTTAAGGTCATGTTGCGTATACCAGTATCATTTTGAACGTAAATCATGTCGTGTAGTGCTTCACCACCATAGACATACATATATCCAATATTAGTAAATAGTTCTACAGGTTCACCGTCCGGGGTTGCCGAAACTGAGAACCTAGTGTCAGTTATACTGTCGCCAATTACATAATATGTGACACCTTGAACAATATTGTCGCCTCCAATAATCGTACTAATTTCATCTACTGGATTAAGTGAAACAAATTGTACAGGAGTATTGTGTTCCATATTAACTGTAGAACCTACAACAAATTGGTTAATTTCGCCAAATGTTCTAGTACAAAGTGTATTAACTGAATTAGCAGGTTGTATTACTACGCCACGAAGTTCGTCACCGTTAAGTGCAGTTCTTGCAGGTAATACTAAAGGTAAGTTTTCGTTATATGTTCCAGACTTAACATTGATAGTAGTATATGCACCTTCATTAGCGGGGGGCACATTTGCCCACTCACCTGCCGTTAACGCATTTACAAGTATAAGTTTTAAGTTATTAACAAAAGTTAATGTATCTGCATCTATAGTTAAAGAATTATTAAAGTATTGTGTTTCTGGATTAACTATGTTATTTTCTTCTTGCCAGTTTGTAGCAGGAACAGTATTAGTTAATGCGTATACAATATTCTCAAATAAATGAGTTATTGCTGCAATAAAATATTCTATCTGCGCAGCAACATCTTCATTAGTATACTTATTAGTTGATTCTAAATCAAAATACGCTAAAGTATTTGCAACAGTTCTTGCTGTTTGATTTCTAGCTAAGTCAGTTACTACACCGTCAAATATGTAACGTGCATCACGACGTGTCTTTTCAAAATCAAATGCAAAAGATTGATCGAATGGGGAAATAAGATCTGCTTCTTGTCTCATCATCCAACTAATAAGATCTTCTATTGCCCATTCTTTGTTTGCTTCTAGTAATGCTTTCTCATTTTGTCTACCAGTTCCTTTTGCAACTTGTTCACAAGCATATTTAACAGATGCCCAAGCTGTATCTGGTGTTGTTCCTCTATCTGGATCGTCTACGCCATTAGTTGCTACGTAATAAACATTTGGAGTAAAATCTACGTCACTCCAGACTGGCAACTCGCCTACTACTTTTAGTACTTGCGATTGTTCACCAATTGATAACGCTGATTTTTTTCCTGATGACCCTACAATCATTTCGCCAGCTTGACTTAACGCATTTGTCTTATCGTGTTGCAAATAAACTATCCAGTAAGCATTTTGTAAATCAAGATCTGGTCTATTTACAAGGGTCGATGTATGTTCTAAAACGCAACGATATGTAGCATTGCCATAGAACGCTACATCATCTTGATTATATAAAGTACCTTCTTCCCATTTACCTTTCCAATTAAATCCTGGAATCATTAATTCCCAAAATGTACTATTTGCACCAGCAAAGGTTAAAATTGCTCCATCAGTTATAGCGCCATCAGGTGCTTCATTCAATATAATTGTTACAATACTACCATCTACACTAAATGACTGAATAGTTTGTCCTCTTGCAAAGCCTTCACCTGTAACAGTTTGTCCAACTGAAAATAGTGCCGGATCAACTGAGTCTACTATGTCTACTTTTATAGTAGTTCCTGAAGAACCGTCTGCTTCGTATGGGGCTGAAAAAATGCAATCTCCCGGATGCTCATTTTTGCTATCCATAATTGCAACATACAAGTCGCCACCGTAAGTAACAACATTACCAACTCTATAACTTTTTGTACTTTCCCACTCGCCTTCCATGTCATATGCTTGTGCGATAATTTCCCAAGCATCAGACGAATCACCTGAATTAAACGATGGAACGTTATTAATATTGTTAATAACTTTACTTTGGAATAAGTAACCACCATATAGAACAACATCACCAGGTTGATAAATTGCATACTCATCCCACACTTGATCAAAGTCAAAACCTGGCATCCATAGTTCCCACTTAGTTTCATCAAAAGTTAAGTAGATATCAACATTAGTTGAAAAATCTTCGCCATCAAATAAAGGCGTATAACCTTCAATACACTTATATACACTTGGGCCATATTTAACTAAATCGTTTAGTTTGTATCTAACTTCGGAACTATCTTCTGAAGAAGTAGAGTACTCTCCTCTCCACTGGAAGCTTTCTTTAACTAATTTCCATTTAACGAGCGTACTATCAAGACCAAGGTAGTCTGCTTCAAGACCATCAAAGTCAGTATCTGCTGAAACGTGTGACCGTATACATTCATATGTTGAACCACCATACTGAACAATATCACCAACACCATAAGTAGTTGTAGACGTCCATTCACTTTGCCATGTTTTAGACTCCGCATAAACGTCCCACTTAGCGATATCAGTATCTAGTACTGCACCGCTTAAATGCTGTTCATTACACTTATATACAATACCACCAAAAATTACAATGTTATCTAAACTGTAGAACGTAGTCGGGGCCCAAACACCTTTCCATGTTTGTCCTGTCATCATTAATTCCCATTTTGGTTCAGCGGCATTTAGATCATTATAAAAACCGTTTGATGTGTGCGGTACTAAACATACATAGGCTTTACCATTGTATTGAACAATTTCGTCCTTGTTGTATGCTGTTTGATCTACCCATGGGCCTGCCCAGGAAAAACGTAATCTACTTATTTTAAATTCAGCCATTGTGTGGTTCCTTAAATACTCTTATCATATTTATGTGACTATCTGTGTAGGGTCATATTCATAAGTTTGGTTAATTCTAACTACTAACTCGCCTTGGTCATTTACATAATAATACATGTTCTTGTTGTCCCAGCGATATTGGTCCCATTGTAAATTTTCATATGGTCTTGAATGGTCTGCTTCTAAGCGACCTTCAAAAAAATCAACACCATAATCAAACTCAGTAAAATCATCTTCTGCTGCTCCAGGATTGTTAACTGTAATAGTGTCAACGTCTTTTAACTGATCAATCTTAGCAAAGAATAATGTGCCATTTTCTGTTCTACGTAACGCATAGAAATACCTT